ACTTCAACCATTTTGCGGGAACGTTGACAAGACAGTTGTAAAATACCGTGGCATCATTCACCCAACCAGGCCCCGTATCATAGACATGGGCAGAAACCCCATCTGCCTTTATGAGGCTGATCCAGCCATCGTTGACGTTCAGGAAGTCCTTTTCTGATCCGCTATCGGCTTCATCCCCATTCCAGGCCAGATCCTCAAAATCATTGCCCAGTAGAGTCTGGAATCTGCCGGCAAGTTTGGCGTCGAAATCCTTTCTCTCGATGTTCTCTTCCAGGAAATCCAGCCCGATATCGACGGCCAGCATCGCCTTCTTCGCCGTCAGCGTGCGCTTGGCAAACGCGGCCCCGGTCAGGGTCGTGAATTCCGTCCATTCTGTGCCGACCCTCAGTTTTCTCGATCCGAAATCCAAGGTGTCGATATCACGGGTTTCGTTTCTCATCATGATAGTCTGAATTTCTCCCATCATGGACGTGTTATTTTTCGCAAGATCAACGAAATTATCGGCTTTTTCGGCCAAGACCTTCCCACTGGAGGCCAGGTCTGATAGAACTAATTGTTCATTAGCCATTTTTGTATCTCCTCGTAAAAAAACCCAAGGAGAAATTCAATCCTTGGGTCGAATTAGTTTTTTAAAATCTGCCTGTCTTTGAGTCTTTTTTACCTGGCCTTCTTGAACAAGCCCGTGACATCGGCCTTATCCCCGCCGTTCTTCGGGGTATGAGTTGCAGATCCCAGGCTTGCGATGATCTTGTTCATGAACTCCGTGGAAACAGCCGCGGCATCCTTCGCGGCTTTGATGACCTGCGGGAACTCTTCGAGCTTGTCGGCGCCGATATTGCCGACATAAACCTTGGCCGCTTCGTGGAACTTCGGGTGCTTCTGAATATCCTCAGCAGTCAGCGCTTCCATGGCTTCTTTCTTGGCATTGGCAAGAATGCCGGTCGTGGCATCGGTGATCATCTTCCCGATGGTTGCGTCCCTGTCTTTCTCGGCCTTGGAGACAGCCGTGGCGATCATCTTCTTGACTTCAGCGCCGGACTGTATCTCTTTCACCAAATCCGGCCTTTCATCAGCAAGCATTTCAAGTGTCAGCTCATTTATATCCATTTCATTCTCCTTATTTTTATGGTTAATGGTTTTGATTTGCGCCGATGGAATCCCGCCATCTTGCAAATCCTGTTTTATCGCATTCTCCTTCTTGCCTTCTCCAACGGCATCCCTATGTCTTCGGATGTGAGCAATAATATCGGAAGATGCTTTTTTGCCGGACCGCGCACCCTGCGCGGCCGACCATGCCGCGTTCAAACCTCCTCTATGAAGATACATAGTTCCGGAAACATAGACTCCATCCGGCCCCACTTTCCCGTTCTGTACAAAATGATGGGGGTAAGACCACGTTGATTTCTTCCCGGCATCGCCTTGGCCGGCAAAAGCGCTTCTTGGCAGTTTGGTCTTGTCAACATTCGCCCAAGACGGTTCTCTCGAAGCGAGTTTTGAATCATGAGACAGATTCGGACCGGCTGTGAATTCATCTTTCATGGCCGTGAATAAAGATCGGGCAGGAGTTTTCCCCATCATTTCAATCAGAGAAACCATTGACATCTTGCCGTCTACGAGGTCGGCATCAATGGCCTGATTGCCGATGAAGATCTTGCCATCGGCCATATCTTTCAATACTGTCTCAACTGGGACTCCCCTGAATTTTGCGATGTCCGTCACCATCACCGAATAGATATAATCGACTTTACTCTGGATATCGGCCTGACCATCCTTTGAAAGCGGTTCATATTCTGAAGAGATACGCTTATATTTCCCAGCCGTAATCTCCGTGGTCTTTATCCCGGCTTTCTCTTCTAATTTCGAGACATCCACATGACGGGCTACGACTCCGATGGATCCGATGAAGTTTGTGTCTCCCGAGATAAATACTTTATCTGTTGCAGATGCAATCCAATAAGCGGCTGAAGCTATCATGCCGTCTGAAAATGTCACTATTGGTTTTCTGTCACGATTATCATAGATCATGTTCGCAAGCTCCTGAGTGCCGTCAACGGTTCCGCCTGGCGAATCAACATTCAAGATAATGGATTTCACGTTCGGATCATCAAGAGCTTGTAATATATCCTTACCGAGCATCTCCGTTGAAACACCGCCGCTGATTCTCGTCATGAGATTCATGCGCTTGCCGATAACACCTATGGCGTTGATGACAGCCACACCCTGAGTATTGACTTCATAAGGTAGTTGTTTATTCTCAAGCGGCTGTCCGTTTTTCTCCTCAACGGCCTTCACATAAGATTCTGATATTTTTGGGCCTCTTAGGTGTATGCAATATATATTCTGGATCTCAACAAGCATCTCCGGCGTTATAGCCCATGGACCCGTGACTATATCAATAAGCCGCATAATTTACTCCTTGTCTTGTCAAAAAGCATGTTATTATGAACTTCCGCTGAACCCATGACACAATACACGGCAGGAGACCATCTGCTTCAGCTGTCAATAGTTTACTTTGATCCGTTATTCCTGACCGCCTGCTCTTCATTCTTCTGATTCTTCTTGTCTCCGGACGTGCCGGCCTGTTCGGTCGTGGATGTGACCACATCGGTCTTCTTCTGGCCCTGATTGCCTTTATTCGCACCTTCCGGGAGAACGTCATCATTCTGCTGTTGGAGATCAATACCGTTTTCTGTAAACTCTCGGGCCTCTTTGAACATCCTCTGTTTTTCTTCTTCCCATGTCGCAGCCGTAGCGCCCTCGAATTTGCTCTGCCTTGACATGACGTGGTTCTGGATATCGGTAGTCTGCATCTTGTTCAGGACGGACTTACTCTCGAAGGTCGGCACGGGATAAGTGGCTTCGACCCTGACATTGAATATCCCATTGAAGGCCAGTTCCTGATAAATGAGCGGGCCCAGAATCTGGGTAAACTCAAAGGCATGACCGACATTGACCCAGACCTCGGCGTTCTTTTTCAGGGCCTCCATAGCATCCCCGGATACGCTCCTCTGTCCATAAAATCCGGCCAAGGCAATCGGGAATACCGAATTGGCAAAAAGAAGACCAAGCTGAAGATCCATGTCCTGAGCCCGAGTAGAGAAAATATTACTACCAGTCTTGATAGCGGCATCATCCGTGCCCGAAAGCACGATCTGAGAACCGGGTTCGGCATCGGCAAGATCACCGCCGAGAGTCCGATTAATGAACTGTTGAATTTCTTCTGATGTCGCACCCGGAGATTCGCCCTGCCCCATGTACTTCTTGATGTAATAGACCAGAATCGCAGAGGAAGCGATCCTGGAATTAACCACGGTGTCGTGACTCATCAACTGGCAACGATTATACTGCTCCCGTGATGCCGTCAGAAGAGATCGCGAATACCTGACATCCAGATGTTCCCAATTGCCGATCCGGGGTTGGATAATGTGATAGGCGGGGAAAAAGACCGCATCCGAACTTGGTTTTGAGTTGTCTGTGTTCATCTGATGCCGGATATCGGGAACCTGATAAAAGGCTTGCCTGTAGTCGAGTTCATCTTGCTGGTCTGAATTTCTCACCATAGTCGAGGCTTCGAGATGAAAGGCCCTTGAAATATTCCCGATAGCCAGACCCTTTGAAAAGTCATCAGCGAGTTTGTCGTAATAACTGGGATTTGCCGTTGCCTGAGCCAGGCGTTGCATGAACTCGCTGTTCCACATGATGTTGACCTTGATCCACTCCTCTCTGAAAAGACCGTTCTTCTCGAAAGCAGTTCTGACATTTGGAGACCAATACCAGATTCGATCCAACATTTCATTTGCCAGGCGTTCGGCCCTTTTGGATGATCCCCCGGTAAACGTCAGATTGGGCTTATCACAGGTACACCATGCCGAGAAGTGCATACACGGCGCGTTCATGAAGGTGTTCAACATCAGATCAAAATCGCCAAGTCTCGCAACACGTTCTTTTGTCAACTTCAGGCCGCCATAAAGAAGATTGCCGATAAGACTGCCGAACTTCACAGGCAGAGCGGAGCCTTTCTTATTGCCGGGATCTTCTTTGACCCTTGGTGTATATCCAAAGAAGGTCTTTTCTAAGAAAGTTTTCCGGGCCTGTTCTGTGATAGCACTGTCTTTGGGCATTTAATACCGTCCTCCCCCCGTAAGGGTAGGTCTCATCCGGCTCCCCGCGTAGGTCTGCACCTGAGCCAATGTGGGTCTGGCAATTCTGGAAGTAGAGGACCCCTGCCTGACACCCGCCGACCAT